CAGGTGATGGTGCAGCAAAAAAATTTTATGCACTTAACACAAAAAACTTAGCGGAGTTCGGATAATGGCTTACACAGATGTAGATAACGGAGAGTTATATTTTCAAACAAAATTATATTCTGGTAATGAGAGTAGCCGTTCAATTACCTTTGATGGTTCTGAAGATATGCAACCTGATTGGGTTTGGATTAAATGTAGGAGTACTTCTAATGCACATGCTGTGTATGACGTTAATAGAGGTGCTACAAAAGAATTAAGACCAAATGCAGGTAATGCTGAAGCTACAGAAACAGCTGGTCTTACTTCTTTTAATAGCAATGGATTTTCTTTAGGTAATAGAGGTGAGGTAAATCAAAATTCGCAAACATTTGTTAGTTGGAATTGGAAAGCTGGTGGAAGTGCATCATCAAATAGTGATGGAGATATAACCAGTTCAGTTTCAGCAAATACTACGGCCGGGTTTAGTGTTGTTACAACAACAGGAACAGGTTCGGCAGCTACAATAGGTCATGGATTAGGGGCAGCTCCAGCTATGATTATTGGAAAAAGGAGAGATAGCGGAAGTTCAAATTGGAGAATTTATCATAAAAATTTATCAAGCAATTCTCATATACTATTTTTAGATGAAGACGGAGCAGAGCAATCTGGTAACAGTGCTACTTGGAATAATACAGCTCCAACTTCTTCAGTATTTAGTGTAGGAAATTCAGGTGATGTAAACGCTTCTAGTGGAACTTTTGTATTTTATTGTTTTGCAGAGAAAAAAGGTTTCAGTAAGTTTGGAAGCTACACAGGAAATGGAAATGCAGACGGAAGATTTGTTTTTACAGGATTTGAACCAGCTTTTGTTTTAATTAAAAGAACTGATAGTTCAACAAGTTGGCAATTAATTGATAATAAAAGAAGCGATGTTAATGGATCTAATATTATAGATAAAATTTTAGCATCAAATAGTAGTGATGCAGAATATGATGAAGGTAGTGCTAATTGGTTTGCAGATTTTGTTTCAAATGGATTTAAATTAAGAAATTCTTTAGGTGCATCTAATACTAGTGGTGCAAGCCACATCTATATGGCTTTCGCAGAAAATCCATTTGTAAATTCTAAAGGAATACCAACAACGGCAAGATAATTATGTTACAAAAATTAAAATTTGAACCAGGATTTAATAAACAAGTTACTTCAACCGGTGGCGAAGGCCAATGGGTTAATGGAGATAATGTTAGATTTAGATATGGTACACCTGAAAAAATAGGCGGTTGGGCACAATTAGGTTCTGTTGACATTACTGGTCGTAACACGGCTATTCATCATTTTATTAACACATCAGGAATTAAATATGCAGCGTTAGGTACAAATAGAATATTGTACGTTTATTCTGGTGGTATTTTTTACGACATACATCCAATTAAAACGACAACAACTTTAACAAGTGCTTTCTCTACAACTAACGGATCATCTGTTGTAACATTAACTTTTTCTTCAGCGCATAATATAAACAAATTTGACATTATATTATTAGATAATTTTTCATCTATTACAAATTCTAATTTTACAGCAAGTAATTTTGATGACAATAAATTTATGGTAACTACTATTCCAACAGATACTACTTTAACTATTGATGTTGGATCTAATGAATCAGGATCTGGAGCTAGTACATCTGGTGGAATTAGAGTTAAACATTATTATCCTGTTGGACCAGCAGTTGAGGTTGCAACAACAGGTTTTGGCCTTGGATCATGGGGCGGGCAACAACAAGGACAATTTTCATCAACACTATCATCATCTCTTAATTCTAGTGCTACTTCATTTACAATGGCTAGTTCGTCTTCTTTTCCATCAACAGGAACAGTTCTTATAGGTTCAGAATTAATAACTTACACTGGTAATAGTTCAGGAACTTTATCAGGTTTAACAAGAGGAGCTAATGGCACAACTGCAGCATCTCATTCATCAGGTGCAACAGTAACTGATGCATCAAGTTTTTTTGCTTGGAACTCTGCAGCATCTGGCGATATTATTACAGCACCTGGATTATGGTCATTAGATAATTTTGGTAATAAATTAATTGCAACTATTAATGGCGGTGAAAGTTTTGAATGGAATTCAAATCCAATTACTGCTAATGCAACTAGAGCAACTATTATATCGGGTGCACCAACTGCTTCTGCATTTAGTTTAGTATCTACACCAGATAGACACTTAATATTTTTTGGAACAGAAACAACAATTGGAACTAAATCAACACAAGATCCTATGTTTATAAGATTTTCTTCTCAAGAAGATATTAACACATACACACCTAGTGCAACTAATACTGCAGGTACTCAAAGGCTTGCTGATGGATCTAAAATTGTTGGAGCAATTAGAGGTAGAGATGCTATTTATGTTTGGACGGATACTGCATTATTTACTATGCGTTTTGTTGGTCCGCCTTTTACTTTTTCATTTCAACAAGTTGGTACTAACTGTGGATTGCTTGGTCAAAATGCAGCTGTTGAAGTTGACGGTACTGCATATTGGATGTCAGAAAATGGTTTCTTTAGATATTCAGGTAGATTAGAATCCTTACCATGTTTAGTTGAAGACCATGTGTTTGATGATATTAATACAATACCTAAACAACATATCAATGCAGGTTTAAATAATTTATTTGGTGAAGTAATGTGGTTCTATCCAAGTTCTAGTTCTGGAACAGTAAATAAAATGGTTGCTTATAATTATTTAGATTCAACTACTCAAAGGCCTGTATGGACTAGTGGCACGTTAGCTAGATCTGCTTGGCAAGATTCATCTGTATTTGGTAAACCTCATGCTACTGAATATAGTACAAGTGGTACAACTCCTACAACCGACACTAACTATGTTTTTGGTAACACTGATGGTGTATCAACTTACTATGAACACGAAACAGGATTAAATCAAATTAAAGGTGGTGTTGCATCAGCAATAACATCAAACATTGAATCTGGAGATTTTGATATTGGTGAACAGGGTATACCTGGTGATGGTGAATACATGATGAAAATTAGAAGAGTCATACCAGATTTTATAGCACAAACAGGTGACGCTAGAGTTACATTAAATTTAAGAGATTTTCCAAATGATGCACAAGTTAGTTCATCGCTTGGTCCTTTTACAGTAAATTCAAATACACAAAAAATAGATACACGTGCACGTGCAAGATCTATTTCTTTAAAAATAGATAACACAAGTGGAAATCAATTTTGGAGAGTAGGAACTTTTAGAATTGATTATCAACCAGATGGGAGAAGATAATGGCAAAAATAGTACAAACATTAACACAGCCACCAAAAGAATACGATCAAGTAACATTTTTATCTTTAGTAAGAGATCTAAATGGTTTAATAGAGAAATTAAATACAACTTTTCAAGAAGAAAAAACTCAAGATAATGATGCAATAATCTTCTTTTTAGGATCATAATGTCTGTTTTTGTAAGTAAAAAAGTCGATATGACATCAGATGCAACGTTTACTTTGTATACGGTGCCATCTGCTACAACTGCTATTATTAAATCTATATTGATAAGTAATGATGATGCAGAAGGACAACAACATACAATAAATATAACTATAACTAATTCAAGTAACGCTGTTTTTAGTATTGCTTTTGGAAAATTAATTGAAGGAGCACAAGGACAAAGTGGAGAACCAGTAGAGATATTGACTAATCCTTTGATAGCTGAGACAGGAGATATAATAAAAGTAGCAGCATCTTCTGCAAATAAACTTCATGCAATACTATCAGCTATGGAGGTAACGCCTAGAAACGTTACAACATAATCTTGATTTATTAGTAAAAAACTAGTAGATTGGAGAATTCAGGTGAAAATCCTGCCTTTTTAATATAAACAAAATTTTAATATATATGATGACAAGAGCTCAAATGCGAAGACAACTACGTGCACAAGGTGGCATTATGAATGTAGCACCTAGAGAAAAATTTGGTATTGGTAGTACCTTTCAAAAATATAAAGACAAAGCAGTTGACAGAGCTAGAAAAATTATACCAAATGAATTAGCAGATATTGCAGTCAAAGCTGCACCACTTGTTGCAATGATTCCTGGTGGTGCACCTTATGCAGCTGCTATGAGAGGTCTTGGTAGACTTGATCAAAGAGGAGACTTAATGGATGCACTTAAACAGGGTGCATTGACTTATGGTTTTGGAGAATATGTTGCACCTTCAATTAGAGAAGGACTTGGTGGTTTAAAAGATAGAGCAAGTAATTTTTTTCAAGGTGGAGAAAAACCTTTAACAAGAGGTGACCCAAATTTTACTGGTGGTAATGCTAATACGGGTAACATAATTGGAGGTGGAACTTCTGGAACTTCTATTCCAGGAGTAGATGACAGAAGTTTAATACAAAAAGGAACAGATTATTTAAGTGATAAGGTTCCAGGTTTTGGAAAACTAGATCAAATAGTACAAGAAAAATTATTAGTAGGTGGAATCACTGCTGCAGGATCATATCTTTATGAAAAATTTATAGAAGGTTATCCAGATCCAGAACCAGGTGAAGACATGGAAAAATATTTAGCTGAAAGAAAACAAAGAGTCGGCGCACAGATGAGAACGTATATGGATAATTATTTTGCAAACGATCCTGAGTACATGAAACTTGATGATGCTGGTAGAAATGAATTTGTTTCTAGATACAATGTTCGAGATGGTGGTCGTATAGGCTATCAAGCTGGCGGTGTAAGTATGGATAATACCTTACAACAAAATATAGCAACTAACAGAGCACAAGCGACAGGGATCCAGTCTATGTTAAATGCAGCAAGAAAAAAAGCAGGTTTGCCTACTGTTCAAACAGCTGCAAGAAGAACACCTCAACCAATAGCACAACCGCAAACAATGGTTCCAATGGGTCCAATAACAATATCTAGAATGGAAGAAGAACCAAAAACACCAAGTATGGAACAAATAAGTTCTGCAATGTTATCACCAATGAAAGAAACATTAGGTATAGGGTCTTCAGGAGGCATGTCATTAATGCCAAAAGTAATTGAACAAATGCAAGGAGTTGTAAAAAAACCACAACCACAACTAATGGATCCAAGAGGTCCTACACCAGAAATGTTAGACGCAATGGAAGATGGTACATTTGAAGAAAAATTTATGGGTCCACCACAATCACAACCAGGATTTATTGGAGGAAGACCAGGTTCAGCAATTCCTGTGCCAGAGCTTAGACCAGGTAACATAGTTAGTTTAAGAGATAGAAATGAACCTTACCAACCTGGTATAGGAGGGGAATCTTTAGATAAATCTGGTAATCCAGTAGATCCATTATTAGGTTTGATGGATAGACCAATAGCAGATTTTGATCAACCAGCAAGAGAAGACGCATTGTATAATGTACAGTCGGGTTCAGGTAAATTTACTGATCTAAAAAGAACAAGAGATCCTGTTATGGATCCAAATTTTATGAATCTATCTCCACAAGAACAAGACGCAGCAATAGATAAACACATAAAGAGCATGGAAGCATTTGATAAAAGATTTGGTAGTTTTGCAGATGGCAGAATGATAGACCCTAATCAAGGTAGATCATCATATCGTGATATATTAAACGCTATTCAAACAGATTATCCAGAAGCATTTAAGCAACTTAAAGGTGATGAAACATTAGCTGAATTAGATAATTTAGGTCTTAAATTGGGTGGATATGATACATTTGATTTAAACAAAACTTCAAAAAATCTTAAGGATGAATTTGGTAATTTAATAGATATGTCTATAGTAAGCGATCCACGAGATGTCCCACAAAAACCAATTACAGAATCACCATTTCCCGGCACAGGAGCTTATACACCTCCTGCAGTAGAAAATAGACCTATTACAAACTTACCAGGCGCAGGAGCTGCTACAAACTTACCAGGATCTGGAGCACCAGGAACAGATTCAAAAAATCTTATGAGTGGTTTTGATAAATTTTTTAAAGATAGTGGTGCTATGAATAGACCTATGACAGCAGATGTTAGGTCATATAAATTACCTGATGGTAAAGTTGTTAGAGGAAATTCTACTATGAAAGGTTTAATGGATCAATATTTAAAATCTATAGGTTTATCTCCAACAACAGATGTTAATCAATCTTTAGCAACAGGCGGCAGAGTAGGATTAATGGGTGGTAGTATGCCTATGGGTATTATGAGAACCAATCAAGCTGGAGTTATGGAAAGAGATTACAGAAACAAAGGTGGTTTTGTGCCAGTTGGTGTAAAAGAAAAAGCAGATGACGTTCCAGCAATGTTATCAAAGAATGAATTTGTAATGACTGCTGACGCTGTACGAGGAGCGGGTGGCGGGAGTATTGATAAAGGAGCACAAAAAATGTATAACACGATGAAGAGTTTAGAGAGAAGGGTTAGGTAATGGACGAAGAACAAATAAAAACAACTAGAGTAGGCGATTTAACTATACCTGTACCACAAGGTCAATCAGAAGAAATGGCTGTTCTTAATAGTTTAATGGGAGACATTGAAGGTGTTGTTGATGAAGATACTAAAATGGATTTTTACAAACTTTTAATACCTCAACTAATTAGATCGGGTGAAATAGAATCAGATAAAGGAAAAATGTTAGCAGAAGAATTAGGTATAAGTATGAGAGCAGAAGGTGGTATAATGTCAGCAGCACCAGATATATCGTACGAAAGAAATAGTCATATACAAAAATATATGGCTGATGGCGGTAGAGTAAATTTTCAAACAGGTGGTGTAACAGAATCAAGATCACTTCCACCAGAATACGTAGAAGCATTAGGTAAAACTTACGCAGCTGATCTTACAAGACAAGCTGGAATGCCTACAGTTACAGACGCAACTCAACAACAACCAGGTGAAACTGCTCAACAGTTTGCACAAAGACAAGCACAAGCACAGCAGTTTAATATTACAAAAGCAGGTATGCAATCGCTTGCACCGCAAGTAGCATCACAAGATCCTTTACAAGCAGCAGCATACGCACAAGCAATAGATCCAACAAAAGGTTTAGGATCTTATCAACCATTTTTAACAGCTGCAGGTCAAGCCGCAACAGGAGCAACAGCTCTAACAGGAACTGGAGCAGGCACAGGTGCAGGATCAATTCAATCTTACATGTCACCTTACCAACAACAAGTTATTGATGCATCGATGGCAGACTATGATGCACAAGCAAAAAAATCTAGACTAGGTTTAGGAGCACAAGCAGTAGCAGGTGGAGCGTTTGGTAGTGGTCGTCACGGTATTGCAGAAGCAGAATTTGATGCGTTAAGTAATAGAGGAAGAGCTAGTCAGTTAGCTAATTTAAGACAAACAGGATTTCAACAAGCAGCACAAAGAAGACAACAAGATCTATCTAATCAAATGGGGATTGCAAATCTACAACAAGGTTTAGGTGGAGCAGCACAAGACTTTAGTAGAGCACAAATATCAGGTCTTGGTACATTAGGTTCAGCGCAACAAGCACAATCACAAGCGGTACTTGATGCACAGAGACAAGCAGCACAGATGGCTGTTCAAGATCCACAAAGAAGATTAAATATGCTAGGATCAGGTGTCATGGGACTAATGGGTGGCATGGGTGCAGGTCGAACAGAAATAGGTGAAGCACCGGCACAAGCCCAAGGAGCAAGTCCATTAATGTCAGCACTAGGAGTTGGTTTAGCAGGAGCGGATATTTACGGAAGAATATTTGGAAAAGGATAATTATGTCTAATATTTTAAAAAGACCGATGTTTAGAAGAGGTGGTAAAGTCAATGATGGTATCATGACTGGCCTTGTTGATAGAACTGAATTAAAAAATGGAACAAATATGTTCGGTAATATGTCAGAGGATGACATAAGATCAAACATAGAAATGCTTACAAATTTACAAAATCAATTTTCACCAGTCTCTAAAACTAGATTACCTTTAGGTGAAGTAGGACTTGCGTTAGCATCAGGTGCGAGTCCAATAGATGCTTTAGGTGTGGGATATAAAAAATTTGTAAGTGAAGATGATAAGAGAAGAGCTCTTATGGATAAAAGAAAACAAGCCGCTGTGTCTACAGTTTTAGGACAAGCAATGAAAACTCCAAAAGATTCAAGAACTAGTTTTCAAAAAGATTTAGAAGCAGCAGGTATTTTAAGAGGAACCCCTGAGTTTGACGCTGCGGTAAGAAAAAAATATATAGATGATGCTAAAACAACCGCTCAAAAAGATGCGGATGCTTTAGGTTTAACAGGAAAAGCAAGAGAAGAATATATTAAAGGAGCTACACTTAAAACTGAAGCTGCTGCGTCTGGTCTTCAAGGAGAAGGACAAGTAATAGGTAAAGCTGCTAGAGATAAAATTGTGCAAAACCAAAGTTTTGTAAAAACAGTAAGAACTAATTTAGATGAAGTTACTAAAATGATCAATGAAGACAAAACTTTATCAGGTGCGACAGGATCAATTAGACGATTTACAAATAAATTAGCTACAGCGATAGAAGACTTTGGCCCTGATTTAAAACCTTTTATACCAAAAGGTTTAGAAGATAAAGTTTTTGACACCGATATTGCGAGGCTTGCAGCCCTAGAAGCTTTAATTGCACCTGCATATGCAAGAGTAATATTTCCTAATCAAAGAATGACTAATTTTCTTGTTCAAGAGGCTAAAGATAAAATGAATCTTACAGGTCTATCTGGTTCTGCGGAAGTATTAGCTAGACTAGGGGAAATTACAAATCAATTTGATGTTTATATAAATAAAAATGAAGCGTTATTAGGAAACCAACCAGTTTATAAAGATGATGTAAAAAAATTTAAAATAGTCGATGGTAAACTTGTGGAGATTGTAGAATAATAATGGCTACTATTTTTGTTGAGGGTTTAGGTGAAATTGAAATACAAGGAGATACACCTAACGCAGAAGAATTAAATGCAATTGAAAATGCTTTAGGTTCATCGACAGATACTGAAACAACTGATACACCTTTTGTAGACACAGCAGATGTAGAATCAGGTCAAGATACTGATTCAATAATCCCAGAGATGATTGACCCTAATTTAGCTAAAGTAGGCAAACCACAAGGTTTAGAAAAAATTGGAGGTAGACCTACGTTTGAGGCAGCAGGAGCTATTGCTGGTTCTATACCAGGAACAGCGGTCGGTCCAGCAGGAACTGTTGGAGGAGGAGTTTTAGGTGCAATGGGAGGAGGTCAATTATATGATATATTACAAAGCACAATAACAGATGAACCTACTAACTTTGGAATACAAACAGACCGAGCCGTAAGTGATTTAAAAAGAGAAGCATTATTACAAAGTTTTTTTGCTAAAGTTCCTGGTTTATTTACATCTGTAAAAAGAGGACTATTTGGAAAGCCAGACAAAGAACTGTATGAATCTGCAAAAAGAGCTAATTTTCCATTAAGTTTAAGTGACTCTGGTAATATAATTGCAAAAGGTTATGGAAGAGTAATAGGTGTTTTTCCTTACATAGGAAATCCTATAAAACAAAAAGCAGGTGAAAAAGCAATTTTTATTAACAAAACAGCAGACGATACATTAAATACATTTGGACCTAATGTTACATTAACAAAATTAGGTGTAGATATGACTAAAGCTTCTCAAAAAACTTATGGAGAATTTAGAAGAATAACAAGTTTTTTTTACGATGATTTCTATAAAGCAGTAGATGACGTAGGAAACACACCAATAATATCTACAAAAAATTTTAAAAATTCTTTATCTAAATTTGTAAAGTTAGTAGAAGATGGAGCAATAAAAGGTTTAGATAGTCCTCAAAAAGATGCATTATTTAAATATGCTAAACAAGGAAATAAAGTTCCTAATTATATAAATGCTACTCAATATAAATCTTTAATAGAAGACATTAAAGTTTACGCTAAATTATCTCAAAATCCATCAGAAGCATTTAATATTAAAATATTAACAGGATTAAAATCTGCTTTAGAAACAGATTTAAGATTATTGACTAAAAAATCTTATCAAGATGATTTACTTAAAAACATATATCCATTAAGTAAATCAAAAAAACAACAATTAGATCCAAATCTTTTATTAAATGTTGCTGAAAAATTAAAATTTGCAGATAAAGTTTATGCTCAAGGTTTAGAAAATTCAATAATTACTAGTTCTTTAAAAGAAATGGCTAAAAAAGAAGGAGTAAAATTAGCCCCTATTCCTGGAAAAAACATTTTTGATTCTATTCCTGCAAAAGAATTTAAAAAAATTGATAAAAATATTTTTAAGGCAGGTTTTGAAAGACCAGGATCTATAACAGCAGATCAATTGGGAGAAAAATTATTACAAAGAAAATTAAGTCCACAACTTTTAAACGACTTAAGAACACTAGTAGGAGAAAAACAATTTACAAAATTTGTAAGAGCAAAAATGCAAAAAGGATTTGATGATTCTTTAATTGCATCTTCTCAAAAAGGACAACTTATGTTTGATCCATACAAATTTGAAAAAGGTTTAGGTTTAAATACAGAATCAGGAAGAGATTTAATGAAAGTTTTTTTAAAAGACTCTAAGCTGACCATCGAAAAACTAGATGATTTTTTTAATATTGCTAAAAATCATGCAGGTTTAAAAGTTCCTGATGTTACTTCTTTTGTAGCAAGAAGAGCTATTTTAGGAGGAACTAAATCTATAATTGGAGGTGTAATAGGGACAGCTGCTGTGACAAGTAATCCAGTAATTGGAGTTCCTCTTGTTTACATGGCTAGAAAAACTTCTCGTTTTTTAACTAATCCAAATCAATTGGATAATGTAATGAAAGTTTTAGATCCTAATTCTCCAGCAAATCAAACAAAAGTAGCAGTATTAAAATTAGTTGATGCAATGATCAGCGATAGTCAAACTAAACAAGAAGAAAATGAATTTAAGTTAATGAGAGAAACTATAGAATTAATGCCTTTAAATGAAATAAAAAAAGGTTTTGAAGATACTTTAAATTCTTCTCAACAATTTTTAATGGATCAAGATTTTAATTTAATGGAACAAGATATTGATTCAGAAGAACCTATACTAGACGATCAATCACAAATACAAACACCACCTTTACAAACACCAGATATAGATGCAAATTTATTATCTACAACATCTACGCAACCAGCAACAGGTATTAATGCAACTGGGCTAACACCTACAGAACAGGCATTGTTAAGTCCTGAAGAACAAAATATAAGATTAAGGCAAAGAGGAATGGCATAATGGCAAGAGATTTTAAATCTTTTATAGTAGATCCAAATTTACTAGATCCAGATATTGATTTAACTGATTTAGCAACAACTACTGATACAAGAAAAGAGTTATTATTTAATGCTCCAGATTACACAGGAATACAAGTTGATCCTACACAAAAAGACTATTTAGGAGATCTATATGCTCTTTACAGTGGACAATTGCCATCAAGACCAGCAACACCATCAGCGCCACCACCAGCAACAGGTGGAGGAGGATCAGGTGGCGAGGGACAAGTAGCTACACCACCGACAGGTGGAAGTGGAGGTGGAGGAGTAAACACACCAGAACAACAAAGATTAATAGATGAAGGTATTGGATTACAAATTTCACCAGGTAGCCCTGTTTTTGCACCAGGAGAAATTCCTGTAACACAAAAAGAAATAGATGATTTTAATAAAATACCTGTAAATACAGATTATAGAAATCAACAATTAGTTAATCAAGGTATTGGAATAAGAGTAGGTGATGATGGCCCCGTGTTTGCACCAGGTGAAGCACCTGTTACACAAGCAGACATAGACTCTTTTAATAACGAACAACAAAGCACTCTTCAAAATATATTAGGTAAAGCTGGACAAACTGTAGAAGGAGCACTTACAGAATTAGGTAAGATACCAGGAGCTATTGTAGATTTTACAAATAAAACAGTCGATGTTTTTGGTAACAAATTAGATGTAGGTAAAACTTTAGCGGGAGCTGTTTTAAATAAAATAGCTGGTGGACCTGTAAGTTTACTTTTAAGTGCACTTCCTGAACCAGATCCAAGGCAACGTAAATTAAATGAATTTTATTCAACAGGAGAAGGTGCAAAATACATGGATCCAAATAGTCCAAATTATATACCAGGCATGGAAGATTATCACACCGTATCAGGTGGTTTTTTAAACACAATAACAGGTGGTAAATATGGAACTCCTACAAACTATGGATTGCAAGGTTCATATCAAAAAAGAATTGATACAGTAGAAAATACTTTACAAGATAAATATGGCTTAACTGATAAAGACATAGCAGATATTAAGGCAGGAACTTTTGATCCTGAAAAAATGAATGTACAAACTGATTTAGTTCAAAGGTTAGTTGATCTTGGAGATGCTAAAAAAGCAGAAGCAGATATGTTAGGTCTTACAGCTGCAGAAGAAAAAAGATTACAAGAGTTAGATTTTAAAGATTACTTTGCGGGTAATAAAGATCAAGACAGTGTAGATAGATTTGATACTACAGCTCCTTCTGATTTAGATTTTGAAAATCAATATGAAGATGAAGATAGATTTACTGGAGATACCACAAAACCAGACCCTGCTGATGCAATATTTGGACCTGGTGCACAATTTTTAGATTATGATGAACAAGTAAGTCCTGGAACAATAAGATCAGGAATTGAAAATGATGATCAACCTGATACGATAAGATCACCTTTTGAAGATGCAATATTTGGACCTGGTGCACAATTTTTAGATTATGATGAACAAGTAAGTCCTGGAACAATAAGATCAGGAATTGAAAATGATGATCAACCTGATACGATAACAGGTGTCACGCGACCAGGGACAGGAACCGTTTTAGGTAAAGAAGGTATTGAAAAATTTGATGATTATTTAGATGATATAGATTTAGATGATTTAACAAGCTCAAGTAATTCTTTTATAGATACCTTATCTAAAGCTCCTGAACTTGTAACTGGTTTTCCTGAACATTTACAAGATAATGATAAAATAAAACAACTAGGACTAGCTCCAGATGATTATAATATTATTTCTGCAATGAATGCAGCAGATAATATGAAAGCAGGAGCTACATCATTAGCTGGACCTGGACTTTTATATACCATAGGAGACACTATTGTAGATCCTAATCAAAGTATTATAGATGGCGTAGGTGATTATGGAAGATATATGAAAGGAGTAACTATTCAAAATAACCCAGAACTAGCTAAAACTTTATTTGGAGAAGATTATGTCAATGACATGTTAAATAAATATGATTTAGCCATGGAAAAAATTGGAAAACCTGGATATAAACCTGGACCAGATCCTTCAAAATATGCAGGTTCTAAGGAAAGAGACGACGGTGATTTTGATGATCAACCTGGAAGTAGTGATGATCTAATAGGACCAGGCGGAAGAATGGATATTCTAGACATCGGAGGAGAAGACGATCCAGACAATGAAGGAATGACTAGAGAAGAAATGGATGCAGAGGCAGCACAAAAAGCAGCGGAAGCAAGAGAATTAGATAGACAACAAAGACAAAAAGCAGCAGACGATGCTGCAAGGGAAAGAGCAGCAGAAAAACAAAGAGCAGCAGAAGCAAAAGCAAAAGCTGAAAGAGAAATGCAACAAAAAATTAGAGATGCTGAAAATCAAGAAAGACAAAGAGTAGAAGCAGCAGAAAAAGCAGCAGCTGAAAAAGCAGCAAAAGAAAGAGAAATGCAACAAAAAATTAGAGATGCTGAAAACCAAGAAAGAGAAAGACAAGCTGCAGCACAAAGAGCAGCAGAAGCAAAAGCAAAAGCTGAAAGAGAAGCACAACAAAGAATTAGAGACGCTGAAAATCAAGAGAGAGAAAGACAAGAAGCAGCACAAAAAGCAGCAGAAAAAGCAGCAAAAGAAAAAAGAGATATGCAACAAAAAATTAGAGATGCTGAAAATCAAGAAAGAGAAAGACAAGAAGCACAAGACAAGGCAACTAGAGAAAAAGATTTAGGAAGTGGTCCTCCTGGTATAGGAGGAGGCGGAAACGGTGACGGTGGCGGTTGTTTCTTAAAAGGCACACTAGTTACAATGGCTGATGGTTCAACTAAACCTGTGGAACAAGTTGATCTAAAAGACAATGTTGCAGAAGGTGGAAAAGTATTCGCAACAGGTAAATTTTTGGTTGAAAACCTACACGACTACAAAGGTATTAAAGTATCTGGTAGCCATATGGTTAATGAAGATAATAAATGGGTTAGAGTTGAAAATAGTAAACACGGTAAACCATTGGGTGATGATGAACACACTGTTTATGTATTTGGATCAGAGAATAGAAAAATTTTAATTAATGGTATTTTATTTACAGATTATTTTGAAGTTAAA